ACACCGTTCAAAAGCTTCTTCGATTAAAGAATCTAAATCTAATATAAATCCAGCAGTTGAAGAATAACTAGGTGTTCCTGTATTAATAGGCATCTAATTACTTCGCTTTTCCCATACCTCTTTTTGCAATACCACCGCCACGTTTATTAATTACGCCTTTACCAGTGCCTTTACCAAACTTACCGTATGATTCATCACGACTTGCTTTTAATTGAGCAGGTGTACGTTTTTTCTTAATTCTCATTGCGATAGATTCATCTTTTCTATCTGTGTAGCCTTGACCACCTTTTTTTAACATTTTAACTTTTCCGCCACCACGCATTTTAGCAGTTTTTTTAACTTTTCCTCCACCTCGCATTTTAGCAGTTTTCTTTTTACCCATCATGATAGACCTCCATTGATCTGTTTGTATTTATTAGCACG